CTGACATGCCACATGACCTGCGGATGGTGGTGGATATCGTCCTCAAAGCTGCCATTGACCGTGATGCGATGACTAAAATCCGTATCGTTCCACGTAAACCGCTTGTGCCCGCTGATCTGCTGCTCGGTGTCGAGCGTCACGTAGTTGGCCAGCACCGACTCGTCGACGCCACCCGCAGGAGCAGGGCCGTTGACCCAGTGCTGACCGTCCCACTTGAGCACGTCGCCCGCTGCAAGCGAGCCAAGCTGCACATCGCCGATACCTCCGAGTGTACTACCCAGACCGCCGGTCCCGTAAGCTGTGACGTCGCCGACACTGGCAAGGTGCGACTTGGCCAATATGTACCACCCGCCGCCATCTGTATCAACGCGCTCAAACATCGAGTCAAACTCCGCACGTGTCAGCAGGTGCGATATATCCTGGTGCTCCGTCAGGTAATGCTGTGCTATCACCCATGCCTCTGTGGCATAGCCCTTATCCTCTACCCACGACTGCGTGGCGTAGCTCTTGCCCTCTACCCACGACTGCGTGGCATAATCGGCCAGCGAGGGGATATCGCTCAACTTGGCATACCGGTTGGTCTGCAGGTATGCCGCAAGAGCCGTCTCGTTGAGTCCTGTATCTATTGTCCTATTGACCCAATGCTGACCATCATACTTGAGGATCTGCCCGGCCTTGGGATTGGTCAATATCACATCATCGAGGCAGCGCAGCTCCGTAACGCCGCCGCCCGTCGATCCGCCTCCGCCAGGGCCGCCATTGCCATACGCTGTAACATCGCCCACGCTCACGAGGTGCGACTTGGCCAGGATGTGCCAACGCTCGACACCCTCGACGTCGACACCCTCGCTGACACGCTCAAACATCGAGTCAAAGAGCTCTCTGTCGAGCTTGCCGGCGATGTCGCCATACACCTCGTTATAGCTGCTGCCGGAGCCCGCGGCGACTACAGACGCGCCGCTCCTGCGGGCGCGCCTCTCGGTCGCGGCCACCGCCGCAGTCCTTACGCTGTATTGTTTTTTGCTCATTGATCAACTTTGCGTTGTTGTGGTTATCTCGACACCCTCATAGCTATCGCCGACAAAGCGCACCATGCGGATCTCGCTTGTGTCGGCCGCGAGGTTTTGACGATCAGACAGCATTATATATCTCTCTCCTGGCACCGAGGCGTCAGCCATAGCCGGCATATCCGGCACAAGCTCCGCCGTGCCGCTCAGCACCGTATTGCGTCCGACATGCTGGCTGTATGCCGTGCCGATCAGCAGCCGCTCGATGCGGTCGGTGACTCCGGCGCGGGTCATGCGTCGGATCTGCCGCCCGTCGCCGAGTGTCATCATGGCTCTTGATGTAGGTAGCGCCCGGTCACCCGGAGTACCTACGATCGTATCGATAGACAGCTCCTCCTTTGCAGTCCGCACTATATATGCACTATCCTCAAGATCACTCCCGGTCAGATCCTTGCCGCTCGATTTGACGAGCTCGATTTTGGGATTACGGTAGGCCAGCCACCGCAAATGGCTGATAAATTTATCCCATGCGTCAGACTGCCACACTGCTGTATTTGGCAGCCACCCATCCGATCCATCGGTGATAATGCCAAACCCCTTGCCGACCCACAGCTCAACAGACCCCACACACGGCGGCATGGAGATGTAATAGCCGTCGCCGCGCTTTTTCATAGTCTTGGTCGTAGCCTTTGGATCGCCGATACTCTGACGGTTTGCAACCCACCCTCCTACAGGCGATTTGCCATTCCAATCGTCCCAGTCGTAATACTGTAGCCAACAGATGTTTTTGGTCATATTGGCAGCTGTATAGGGTATCCATTGCCCCTCTCCGCCGGCGTAGGAGTATGAGCTGACAAAGCTGTCGTTATTGTACAGGTATGCGATCTCGCCATCAATGTTGCGGCACACGATCTGCACGGGGATACGCACCGACGCCGGGATGTCGAGCGCCTTGCCGTATTGCGTGCCGCCGTTGTCGGCACCCGCATCCTCAAATGGATTGTAGCGAGTGTCGAGGAGCAGATCGAGCGAAACCCGGAGCTGCGCCCCGGTGTAAACCTCGCCGCCCGCCGACGACCCTACATACACAGGCTGATACGGATCTAATGACAGATGGAGCCGCGTCTTGGCGATCGGGACAAACGTGCCCGATGTCATGGCCGCCGGCCAGTTGTCGCCATCCCGCGTGATCATACACTGATAGCCGGATCCGAGCGCCTTGAGCCCCATGTATTGCCACACGACCCCGGCGGTATCGCTGCCGCTCCACTCCGCATCCATGCGGCATACCAGCGCGTTGTTACATATCTCGAGCTGCGGATGCTGCTCCTGCCCGGAGGCCATCCTAAATCCCGGCAAGCCTATCGCCTGGTGATCGCGCTCACCGGTGTAGTACAGATCTCCGGCTGATCCCTTAAGCACCTCGTCATGATCGAGAGATCCGTCACAGCCGTTGGCGTCGGAGTAAGTCGACAGCAGCACCTTGACCTTATTATAGGTCACATCGACACCCATCCGGGCGTCATTGCTGACCCAGCAGACCTCCGTCGACGGCCAGGCGGAGGCCGCGTTGAGATCAAATATATGTATCTCGCCATTGCGCTGCGCAAGGCGGAGAGCAAACGGTCTCAACACCTCCTCGAGCACCTCGCGGCATGTCATGGGCTCGCCGTCCTCGTCGTAAAAATTGGCGGTGTCGATATATAGATCCGATAGCGACAATGGCTCTTTGGCGTCAGGCAGCGACGTGCTGATCGATATAACCTGCTCCATGTCGGCTATTGCAGTGCGTGACAGGCAATGCCGGATAATATCCTCTATGGTATGGCGGCCGGTCATATCAAAATCGGTGCGATCAGCCGGGCCAAGATCCGACGCCGTCACCTCCACAATATAGCCGCTCGATGTGGAGTATGGCTCCTCGTATAGCTCCGTATCGATAGATCCGCGCCAGTACAGAGCTTTATTGCGGTATATATCGACGCGCCATGCGCCCTCCTCCACGGTGTACAGCCCCACAAACTCCCGGTCGCTCTCCGAGACAAGGCGCAGCGTCAGAGCGGATCCCTGCACCGGATCAAGCTTGGCCACCTCCGCCCACTCGATCATGGCCGGAGCGTCAAAATCCACACTGATCTCTCTGGCGACGTTATTGCCCTCTCCCCATATCTCGATACGGTAGCGTGCCTCGCGTCCGGCATGGATCGCCGGGCGATTACCAAACTCCGTGTAATATGTCAGTGTCTTGCTCATCGTGTACGCTCGTTGTATCTGTTGACATTGTTAAGGACTCCCACCAGCCGGCGGCCATCGATCACAAACTCCACGCGGCCGGCCATAACACCCCCCGCCGGATTGATCAGAGAGCGCAGCTTATCGAGCGGCGCCACCACCTCCGGATTATTGGAGGCACCGGCATACTCGCCAAACAGGCCGAGAGTCGGGCCGTAGGCTATACCGCCGTCGGCAAATTTTGGGATTGCCGCAAATGACGCGAGCACCCCGGCTATAGCCGCTCCGGCGAGGATCCATCCCACGACGGGAGTCTGCGCGGCACTATTGGCGGCATTGCCGGCTGCCACGGCCATAATAGCGGGCAGCGCCCTGGAGCAGGCATCGAGGACGGAGGCGCCCCACTGGAGCCATGCGCCGGCACTCTCGCCGGTGAGCCGGGTTACGGATTGGAGCATGTCGCTCACGCCGCCGAGTCCCTGCTGCGCAAGCCGCGATACGGGTACCAGCCCCTCGATCTCCTGTTTTTTGCGCTCATGTCCGTCGCCGAGGATCTGATCGGCGCCCGGTAACTTGATCTTTGACAGATCCGGCGGAGTGACGCCATATTTGCTCAAGTCTATTTTTGCGCCATGGTCAGGCGTCGCAGGTATGATCTGATCAGCCTTAAGCGGCTTTGCCTCCAGGCGGATCTCGATAGTTTTAAGCTGTCGCTCCAGCGCCTCGATCTCCTTGTTAAGTTTTGCTCGCGCTGACTGTGTAACTGCCAGTTGCAGCTCTGCCTTTTTATGAGAGAGCACCTTGTTAATGTCGGCAACAGACTTCGGATTTACTGGCAGTGCGGCAGCAGCCTGGGCGCGCTTGATCGCCTCCTGCTGTTTTTGCAGCGCGGTGATACTGTTGACTATCTGACGCATGCGATCCGTTTCCGCCGGATCAAGCTCGTCCAGACGATCCTGGTAATACTTGACGTTATTGCCGAGCTCACGGTAGGTCTTGGCATTGGCGATCAGTCTTGAGCCATCATAATTATATGGAGTTTTCGGACCGCCTCCGTTGAGGCCGTTGACAGTCTTTTTACCCGCCTCCTCGGCCTTTTTGCCTGCCTCCTCGGCTGCCTCGCCGTAGCCGGTGACAGCGGCTGCAGCACCCTTGGCCGCATTGCCGGCCGCCTCGAGCTGATCAGCCTCATCGACACCCGACAGGCGACGCACCCACTCCCACGCCGTCTTAACGGCGCTCGAGAGCTTGTCAAACGCCGGCGCCAGGTAGTCCATCACAGCTCCCACGATCTTTGTGTGGATCTCATAGAGCGCCTCAAACGCCTTGACCAACAGCGACCATACAACCTCGGCTACATCCTTGATTATCGGATAAACCGCGTTAAACGCCTTGACCAGTAGCGCCCATATAACCTCGGCGACATCCTTGACAGTCGCCCACATCCGGTCGCACGACTGCCGAAACTCCTCACAGTTGTTGTAGGCATACACTATCGCGGCAACGAGAGCCGCAATAGCCATCACCACCAGGCCGATCGGGTTTGCAGATATTGCGGCATTGAGCGGATGCTGTACGGCTGTCCATGCCGCAGACGCCACCTTGGCGAGCTGCATCCCCTTTGTGAGTTGTGCGATACTCATTACCGCCATCCCGGCGTTAGCGGTAAGGTCTAGCACCGGGCCGGCCACCTTTGCCGCAGATCCCGCCCAGTCGGTCATCGACGCTATCGCATTGTTGAGTTTTTGAGCAAACGAGTCATTTGACTCGTTCATGACCTCAAATGCCTCGTCGATAGCGCCTGTACTGTCTGCCATCGCCTGTATATTGGCCGCGAAGACATCCTTTTGCTCGCCGGTTAGCGAGCCCAGCAGGCGTAGCGCCTCGGCACTACCAAACAACTGACCGTAGATCGTCTCCGACAGCTGTCCCGACTTGGCCGCATACGCCTGTACCGATGTATCGAGCTGCGTCAAAAAATTGGCAAAACCACCCGCAGCCTTGACCGAGGCCGCGTCAAAGCGGATCCCCATGGCCTCGGCTGCCTTACTCGCCTCCGATGACGGCTTGATCAGCGAGTTGAGCACCGCGGCAAACTGTGTGCTGACCTCCGAGGTATTGCCCGTAACGCCGGTTGTCGACGCAAATACCGCCATCAGCTCGTTAAGCTCGACGCCGAGCTGCGAGGCAGAGCCGCTGACGCGTGGCAATGCCTGACCAAGCTCCGCGATGCTTGTCTTGCCCTTTTTGGCGGTCATCTGCATCTTGTCTTGCACGGATGTTGCCTGATCCCATGCGAGGCCGTATGTCTTGATGATCGTCGCAGTGGTACCGACGGTGGTACCGAGGTCGGCACAGCCACCTACGGCCGCGCGGGCGGAACGGTCCAGAAACCCTATCCAGTTGTCCTCCGGCACGCCGTTTGACACCACCTCGTAGAGTCCGTTGGCAAGCTCATCGCGCACCAGCGGGATCTCCCGGCTCATACTGACGATCTGACCGCGCATCTTGTCGTATGCCTCGCCCGACTGCAGCGCCATCGTGTTAGCACGCCGCATCGCGGTGTCAAACGAGTTGTACTGGCTGATCGCACCGCCGATCACGCCCTGCAGCGTCTGTATCGACTTGATGCCCGCCTCGAGCACGATGGATGCGCCCGCCATATTGCGCAGACCACCCTCGGCTTTTGAGGCGCTCTGCGTAATCTGCGCTATCGCCTCGTCGGCCTTTTTGGCGGCAACAGACACCGTGCGGAGAGCGCCGCTCCCCGCATCCCTGATACTGATCTCAAAGTCGATGCTGTTGTTTGCCATTGTCGTTATTGTCAGGTTAATCCGTATGCCTTTTTAGCGCGCTCAAACTCGGCCATCTCCTCCTCATGCGTGAGCGCCCGGCGCGCTGTCTCTCCTCTCTCTCCTGCTTCCCACGGAAATTGCATGACGTCAGTAGGTTTGAGAGGATTTTTGGCGTAGGGCTGGAGTATGCACATGCACATCATGCGCGCCCGCTCCCACTCCGCCCGCTCGCCGGACTCCCGGAGGCGCTGGCGTATTGTCAGCGCCTCCGAAAACTCCTCCGGCGTCAGCTCGCAAAAATCGGCGACGGTCATGCCCATATCGCCGACCGCGATCGCGAGCAGCTCGGTTACGCCGGGGCTACTGTTTTTTTTTCGGGGTCGGTCTCCCCGGCGACCGGGGAGGAGATACCGTCGTAAAAGGCGTTGAGGGCATCCGGCTCGATATTGTCGGCCATCTCCTCCACGGTCAGGCCAAACTCGATCCTGTCGACATTGCACGCACTCGCTATACAGCAGTGTACAAATGTCAGCAACTCCTCGATATTACCGGAGTCAAGCTTGCTCACATCGTGGCCGGTCGCACGCTTAAAGCGGAGCATGGCCCCCATGGTTATGCGGCAGGGGTACTCCTTGCCGGCGATCACTATGCGGCGCAGCTCCACTCTCGGAGGCGCTCCGGCCGGCATGCCGGCCGCTTTGTTGCTTTTTGATTTTGCCATGATTATCACCTGTTGAGATTACTCATTTGCCGCCGGAGTCACGTCGCCGGAGAGGCCGCCATTGATCGGCTTGACCGGTCCGTGACTCTCGAGCTTGACACTGTATTTGGAGTCGTCATTGGTCTGACCATCGAGCTCGAGCGATGTGATCAGATATTTGCCCTCATAACCTCCGGATTT